GAATAGTGGCCTTATTTTGTTTAGCCCGTCTATTGGCTTCTCTAGCAGCCCTTTTTTCTGGATTTTTCAGGTCATATAATCTAACTTTTTCTCTATTTTTAACTTTATTTTTTTCTTGAGATTTTAGGTATGTTTCAGGATGGTTTATTCTATTTTGAGCCGTATAACACTTTTGGCATAAGTTTCTAACAAACTTGGATTGTTTGATTTCTTTGCAAGAGATACAACAGCTTATTGGTTTTTCTTTTCTTTTAGAATAGCAATTTTTACATAAGCCACCAATAAGTGTTTTCGCTTTTTTGGGGCCACATTTTTGACAAACTAGACCGAGATAAGGCTTGGATTTTGCTCTATTTTTGTCGTAACAAGAATTGCAAATAGTATCTTTTTTATGCCATCGAATACTGACGACACACAAGCAGAAAAAGCAAGTTTTATCAGACATTTATTTTCCAATCCTTTTACGGAGTTATGCCCTTGCATAACAAAATCCTCAACCATATGAGGACCATATAAAGATTGGAGCAACCGACTATTCTACGATCAGCTCTTCGAGAGCAGAAGCATCAGCAGCCGACAACTGAGCATTAGCACCTAAGTCACTGATTTTAATAGAACTTACTACAACATCAATGTCAAGAAGTCCTTGAAGCTCTTCCGTGAACTTTTGCATGTTTTCAGAGGAAAGTTTAACGTTTCCAGTCTCATCGGTCTCTAGTTTGCCATCTTCTTTAGTGGTTCCGAGACGTTTCAGTGCTTCCATTCGAGAATCGTCATACTTTTTGATTTCATCTTGAATCTGTTTGCTGATACCTTTGACCAAGAATGCAGCTCGGAGCGGAAGCTCTTGAGTTGCAAGCTTTCTGAAGGCGTTTTGGAACATGGGATTTACGACTTTACCTAGTTTCATTGTTTCTTTCTCCTAAATATTTGATTTCATTAAAAAATGGCAGTGGGAGTGCGGAACGATCGCACCTCTTCTTGCTTAACAGGCAAGCACGTTTCACCAATGAGCGTTATCCCACTGCACTAATTACATCAGATATATCATAGTAATTAGATGATTAAGAAATTAATTTGTATTCTCCAGTTTTCTTGTCAAATACCACCAAACCTTGCCTATAAAGCTGCATTCCAATTTTTTCTAGTGTGTCATGAGCTTTTGTGTGAGCACTATGATTGGTTAACCATAAGTTGTCTAGATCATTGTTTAATTTATTACCATCTATATGATGAACTATTTCGCCTTTTACTAGTGGTCTTTTGAGAAAATTTTCCATCATTTTTCTATGAACAAAATGAGATTTTTCTTTTTTATCGCTTTTCAATCTCATGTAACCATGGTCTAGTTTTGTATTTCCTTCTTTTGTTCTAGAATATCCTGATTTTTGATTAGTGCATTTTTCACATAGAAAATATTTTCTTCTTTTAACATTTCTGTGTCTTACAATAAATTCCTTAGAACACTCTGTGCAACTAAATTTTTTATGAAAGTTTTGAGAATTATAACATGGCGTGCAAGTGCGAGCATACCCATCTTCTATGGTCCTATTTCTATGGTATTGCGAATAATCCTTAATTTCTTTACACCGTGCACACTTCTTCATACTTCAATTATATCATATCTTTAAAATAAAAACCCCCTAACTTTCGTCAGAGGGCCTTTAATTAGGAGGTGTGTTATGAGAGAAATAATTACGGGTAGCTCGATGCTCCTAGTTCTGCGTCTCCGACCGTACTTTCGTCAGTTAGAGCGGTTCCTCTGAAAGTCAAATTGACCTTACTGGAGGCCCGTGCGTTAAAGTTCACATTATTGGTTTCAGGAACACAGTTGATGACCGTAGCCAGAGGAGCCCCCGTGGGGTTTTGTCTGTCTTGGATCGCCAGCGTAATAGTTCCTAGTGTGATGAGGTCTGCAAGCGTTGGAAACTGTCCGAGTGCCTTTACTCCGCTTCCGTAAACCCTGAATCCACTACAGTTCACGGAAACTGCATTGTAAGCAGTTGCCACGATCTCTTGTGGACCATATTTACCTAACGTGTGGATATCTTCGAGGGTTAAACCTTCGTTGATAGTGACACTGTCATATATTCCGACAGGTATGCCATCCGAAATCACAACGGTTCTACCGCCCGTGATCGTCTTGGCTGTTAAAGCTGCATTATTAAGTGCCATGATTATCTCCTATTAGGTTCCTGCACTGCCCGTGATTTGAGAAACGTTGATGTTGATCGGGATGAAATAAATTGCCGTATCTAGTTTGATTTCAACCGACACATCCATTTCTGGGGCATCAATGGTTATGTTGGCGTTTTTAAACCCAAGTGGTGCATCGCTACTGGAACCAATTAGTTTCAGTTTCAGATATCCATCCATCTTTGCAGTCAAGAACGACAGTGCAGAAGCGGGGGAAACATCCGCGAGCGATTGGCCCACAAATTGTGTGAAGAAGCTCTGTGCTAAGTCCAGGGCAATCAAGTCAGACGCGTACACAGCTTGAATGCTGTTATACACAAAATTCGTATCAAATCCATAAGTGGTTTGATCGCTAACCCAGTATCCGGCTCGTCCAGTATCTTGTGATAGGAACAAGAGACCTGCAGAAAGTGCTTGCTCAACATCGCCAGGATCGCCAGAGTTGAATCCAACTGGATCAACAAAACTGATGATATTTGCTTCTTTGTTAAGGATGGACTTGTAGAATCCACCGGCCTGCATTCCAGCAGCTAAACAAGAAGCATACCAAGGTTGATAAAGCTGTATAGCTCCTTGCGAATTAGTTTGGTTAATCTGTTGCATCGTAAGAGAGCAACGATAATTTCCAAGGCTCTGTGCTTCTGCCGCCGCATTGACATATGTTCCCAAGAAGGAAAGTATGCAGATACGGTTTTTCTTAAGTGCAGGAGTGCTATACTGAATGCAATGACTTTTCACCAGAGCATTGACTGCTGCGATAGTGTAGGTACTTGCGGGATCAGTGAGTCCTGCTAGAATATCTAGGCTTGCATCTTCAGAGAAGAGAGGTACTACAATATTACATGCGATACCCGCGACCTGACTCAGAATGTTAACAACATCCGAAGCCAAAGTAGCTCCTCTGGTTCCACCAGTCAAATAAACCGGATTTGCCATTGGAGCAGGAAGCCCAGCGTGTCCATTGGTTCCAACTGCGAACAACAGCACCGAAGTATCAATTGCATTTTGAAAACTATATGCCGCATCTTTGATTCGTCCAGGCAACAGACTCGCTCCGGTCGATGCGATACCGACCGCAGACACTTGATCTAATGCACTTGGAGGAAGTTGCTGAGCGTTAGAAGGACACACCGCAGAATATCCAGGCTGAGAAGCAATGAATGCTGCCAATTCTGCAATCGTTGTGTATTGGTTAAGAGCAATCGAAAGGTTTGCTCCCGATCCACCAGTAACAGTAGTGCTAAGCGTAGTTGCATTTATGGTAACCGTGGCAGTCGTCCCTTCATACCCAAGCTCTAGTGCAATGTTTGCACTGACTTCGATAGATTGATTGACGTTGACGTCTGGTCGAATAATGTTTACTTCAATTTCTGGTTCTTGCGAAGAATCGTTCAATCCTGCGGTAAGACCCAATGCAGCTAAATCTCCAGGAGTTAGATCTGCTAATTCGAAAGATTTGCCCCATCCCTTGCCCCATGCGGAAGCATCGGCATTAACTGTTAGGGTAATGCTCGTCGCGTTACCAGATGCGGTGACTCCAGAAGGAAGACCGGTTAAAGCGGCTGCGACTTGAGTTCCACTGGTATATGAACCAGGAGGCAAAGTGACCGTCATGGAAGCTCCGCCATTCAAACGAATCGCGAAATCTAGTCCAGTGCTTAAGGCCGGAAATGAAGGAATGCTATTTCCAGTCAAAGTGGGAGCTACTTCTGCATCAACAGCTAAAACCTGATAGTTATATAGATTACCAGGAACGCCCCAGTTACTATCGGATAAAGTTCCATACAAAGTTGGAATTACAGACGATGCCTTTGTTCCGTTGTTGGTTTTTGCAATATAAATCAAATTTGCAGAACCAGTGATTTGTGGATCGCCGGACGGTGAGGCCAATGCAGAGAATGCGTCTACGATTTGTCCACTGATATACTGTTGCTGCACTAATGCCAATTGATTCGGCGTAAATTTCTGTAGAGAAAGGGCTACCTGATTATATCCTGGGCCACCATCGGCTTCGCCAATGATAACTAGTATTCCAGAATTCCCAAGCCCGACAGGCTGGCTTTGCACAACCACATTGGGATATGCACCAGGAATATTCGTGTTTACAAACGGTGTAACTAATCTTAGAGACATTGTTTTCTCCTTACCTAATTCTCTTTAGTCCAAAATTGGCTATTCCATCTTCAAATTTTTCTGGCTGGTCACTACCAATCGCCTTGAGATGAATCCAAAGTATGGGCTCCAGATCTTTTTTCTTTCCAAACTGCTTACGATTTTGAGCCCAAAACAACTTAAAACTATTTCGTCTTTCCGCCTCACTAAGAACTTTCTTCTGAGGTTTATACAGAGATGCCCTGAAAGCCCTTGCTTCTTCTACAGACATTTCTTCTTTAAAATCTTTTTTTGCCATAACTACTTGTTCTTAATCGACTCTTCATGCTGAGCTTCTGCTCCAGACTGAGATTGCGAACCTTCCAGGCTTTTGCCTCTTTTGTAGTGTTTCATTCCAATAAACTTTGCAAGTTTCAGATGACCTTTCATTTCGTCATACCCAGGTTTATTCTTGCCATCCTGGCCAACTTCAGTTGGAGTGGTTCCGGCTAATTCATTATTCCCTTCCGCATTTTCCTTCGCATTGTGTTGGGGATCTTTTTGCTGAGCCATGCGAGGATCATTCGAGGACTTATCTGCTTTCTCGCCTTTTACTTTAAAGGCATTATCAGAGGCTTCGGGCTGAACTTCTTCTTTTCCAGCTTCCGACAATTTATATCCTAATTTCTTAGAGTTAGAAGTTTCATACTTCGTCATTTCGCCTTTTTCCATCCAGTTTTCTTGAGCTTTTGTTCGAGGTAACGTATCGCCTTGACCGGTAGCTGGACTGGGATGGCCGCAAGCTGGACATTTACCTGGGTGACTGGCCTTACCTGCTTCAGGATGTTCTGGAGCAGCTACATTGCTATAATGCCCCTCAGATCCCTCTGCTTTTTTCATACTTTCATATTTCTTATGAAGTTCAGATTTCTTAAGGATTTCGCCTACTTTTTCCAGAACCGCAATAGTGGCTTGCTTCGCTGTATATAGTTTTTCATGGGCCATAGTCAAAACTCCTATTACTCTTCTCTAAGATTGCTTGCGTCCCACGCGGTTCTCTAAAAAATCCTTTAATTTACAGATACTTGGATGTTTAGGTTCAACCATCTGCTCATTCTTAAAGAATTTCGAAGGTTTATCAGTTGCTTTTGGCATGCTTTTCGCCTTTGGCATCTTCATAGCATAGGGAATATGCAATGAAGGTGCTTTGGGCATTAAACTCATTGATTTCTTAATAGCGTCGTACTCAGATTTATGCCATGCGGCATTGACCGTAGCCCAATCCCTATCGGTAAAATCTTCTACTTTCTTACCACGTTGCTTGGCAACGGAGTGCTTGATAGCATTCCACTTTTCTTCATCTGCAGGGGTTTTAATAAATCCGGGCATAGTCTCTATAAGATTGGATAACTTATTCGTTATCCCCATCGTCCGTATCTTCTACAGTAGTCCACATTTCATCTGAAGGATCGATAAAAGCAGGGCTGCTTAGGTTACTTAGTATTTTAATTCCGCCAACATACGTGTCGCAATCAACTTTTTGTCGTAAATTGACCTGTTCTATAATCCTATGAGGTGCTTTAACCCATGTGTTCTGGACTTGACCAGTTAGGTTGATATTCCTAGAATAAACTTTTTCACCGCCTTCAGTACTCATTTCTTCATTTAGGCCAGGAGGTCCAGAGCTAAGAACGCTTTCGGTGAAACCATTGGCTTCTAGCAAACTTTGACGATAGCGTAATAGGCCGGTTAACACTATCGACCATAGCCACATAACTGTTTGAGGGTCGCCGTGAGCATGGCATTCGATAACATACGTTTCTTCCATGAAAGTGTGTTCAATTCTGGCTTCGTAATATTGAAACTGAGGTACAACCCCCAACTCAGAAGCCATAACTTGTTGGTTCGGACCAATAAAGATCTGCCCAGCCGCAATACTTTGAATAATGTATCCAGTCCCATTAACTGGGTTCACCAAAATCATACCCGGAGCTATCAAAGCCAAATCAACGGTTGCCGGTACCATCAAGCCACCTGTCATGGGACTATAATCTATTGGCATAAAAGGCTTAATCACATATGGTATGGGCTTGCCAATGACATTCGGATACAATATTTTTTTGAAAACTGACAGGTCTCCCTGCGTCTTCATATCAGGTTTTTCGTTGCTCGGTCCCATAGTTATGGTAACCATAGGTGTACGATCTCTATCATCACGCGGACGCATGTACACATCGATTTGATTATTAGCGAACCATTCTTTGCACGCGTCGATCTGTTTTTGTCCATATTTTTCGGCAAGATATGGGCTTACAGCTAAATCTTCTAGCATGTGCTGGATCAACCACGGATTTTTACGCATATCTTCAATGCCTAAATCAATGGCTGTTTTTATTATAATATCTCCTTGAAAAATACCTGGCATATTATTTCCATTTATCCAAAATTTCAGGAAGTATCTTTTCTTCCCATTCTTTAATAGCCCAATCTCCGGCCCTATCTAGGAATTTCTTTCCGTTTAATCCTGGGTGAATCCATTTCCCTGCACTAGCTTCGCTATCCGTTACAGTGCGGAATGTCAATATATCTCTTCTAACATTTCCGCTTTTCGTTAATGTCTGATATATAGAAACACCCTTCAATGCCTTAGTATTACCTTTTCCAGGTATTTGACTTGGCAGATTTAAAGAATGAATCCTGCCTAGCCTGGGAGATCCGTCTGCATTGTATTCTATTTTCTTGAACGGTATCTTTTTCTTTTTAAGCTCCATCCTTAGTTTGTTAACTATATCCTTTGCTGGCTGAGTCATCTGTGAAGGTGCCTTAGTATGTTCGAAGGGTACTATTCTGTACTTTCCGCCCTTTTTTGAGGGATATCCATCCTTCAATAAACCAGGCTTCATATCGAATCCAGAAGGTATACCTTCTTCAACCCATAAAGCTTTTTCATCAACGCTTACAGCCCAAACACCCTCTGTGATCTCTTCAAAGCTGAGACTGTTCATGAATGCCTCTCTAGAGGACTTCAATTCTGTAGCTGCCATCTCTTTTACTTTGGCATGCGTGATTGTGGCGAGATTGGCCACTCCCTGTTTAATATCTCTCTCTACTTCCGCCGCGAATTCTTTGAGATCTTTTGTTAAAGCGGCAACGTCTATACTAATTCTTAGGGCCATTTGCCGGACCTCTACTTGGAGATTTTATGGGAACCCCAGTAGCACTCTGTACCATGCCTTGTTTTCTATCAATCCAACGAGTCTTGCCTGTAGCTGGATCAATAATTTTTTGCTGTCCTTTAGAATTTATAGCTCCAGGAGGCGTAGGTATACGAGCCACGTGTTCCGTGGTATGTTTTGAGGATAGTTTGCCCGCTGGTTGCCCAATGGTACCACCTATGGATTTAGGGCTATCTTTAAACGCACTGCCCATATCACTATGTGGTGCAGGATTATTCTTAGAAGGAGCATGTCCCGGCTTAGCCTCTCCACCTTGGTCTGGATGAGTTGGGAAAGGATCATGCCATTCATCATTCTGTTCTTCTGGCGGTTTTTCTTCTGGCTTAGCTTCTGGAGGCAACAATGCAGCTTGCTCAGAGCCCAATTGTGCTTGAGGAGCTGCAGAATCGCTTGAGCCTAGGCCCAATAAACTCGCCATCTCAATCATTGCCTTGAGCATGGAAATAGAAGCAGAATACAAATCTGGTGCTTGCATTCTTATGTTTTCTAGCGTATTTTTAGCTGCCTTAAATTGCATCAATGCTTGAGAAACCGTTTGAATTGCCTTCTCGCGTTGAATACCATCGGCGTGCTCGTCTAAACCGGTTTCCAAGACACCATAAAAATCTGGAACTTCTTCTTTATTTTCATTTGGCTCAGACGGAGGGTTGGGACCTTCTTCGCCCATATCTTGGGGAGTATTCTGATTAAAATCTTCTGGTCTGCTTATATTTCCTTCCGCCTCACTGCCAACAGGGAGCTGTGCGTCATCAATGGCATTGACTTCTTGTGTAGTAGGCGTTCCTTCTTTCTCTATTTGCTCTGCTATCAAATTCAATGCTTCTTTAGAATGATTATCTTCAGGGTCAACAGAAGGAGACAAGGATGCACCGTGGTCGCCGTCTACAAAACGAGACTCTTCTTGTTCCGTAGTTTTGGGAACTACATCCATTGGAGCATTTTGGCCAATAGGAGGTCTTTCAGCTGGAGGAGGTGGTTTACCAATTTCTGGGGCTGCCATATCCATTTGATCGTACAAAGCATCTTCAGCCGAAGTTCCGGCAGCAGCCTGTTCGTTAGTGGAATCTGGTCCGGTCCCTATTCTAGGAGCCATAACACTAGATTCCGTAGCTTGATTCAGACCCTCATTACTATTAGCGTCATTCTCTTTGCAGTATGGACAGGCATCTTTTTCCGGCTGTTCCATCTCTTTACAGAACGCACAGTCTTCTTCCCCAACTTCTGGCATTTTATCGCCTTCTGCGGGATCGTTTTGCATTCCCTTGCAATAAGGACAGTTTTCTTCGCCATCCTGAACCTCTGCGTCATGACACCATTTGCAGTGGTCTGAATCAACGCCATCACTTTGTTTGCAATATTCACAATCTGAGTCGGGAACTTCTGACTTTTTTAAGTACGCTTCTGCAAGCTTATGTTCTTCCATAGATTTAAAGGCTCCCTTTTTTGCTCTCTTCTTAATTTTTAAAATCTCTTTCTCTGTAGCGTCGCCGAAAGTAACTATTTGGTTTTTGCCCTTTAATTTGGCAATCAATAATGCTCTTCCAGACTCAGATGGCTCTTTTCCCACTCCAATGGAAATGGTGTGGCCAACTAAATATTCGTAATCCTTCCTAAGATGTTCTAGCTCTTCTGCTTTATCTTTAGGAATAGCAGCTAAGCCCTCGTCTCCACCGCCATTAATCCAAATGCCATCGTGATCTTTGACCCAGCGTCTAACCAGTTCATGCCCGGTATGAATCAATTCGGAGATATGTGTAAGCTCATCTAGATCGTTAGACATAGTTGCTCTACCAACCCTACGTCCTACTGAATCTCCGTCATAGGTAAAAAATATAAAACCTTCTGGGATTTTCATATTACCTTTTCTTTAATACTTCTAAAAGCATCTCTATATTCTCAGGGTCCCATCCACGACTAAAACGAACATTTACTCCATGTTCGCTTTTCTTAATAAAAATCTTTCTATCCATGTCTTGACCAAGACATATGCATCCTGAAAAAACTGTTCCGTCAAAAATGTTTTTCCCACAATCTGGGCAACCTATAGTTTCTCCCTTCACCATATGAAGTGGAATGGAGAAAGTCTTCTGCTTCTTTTTTTCTAGAAACGAATGCAACGGTCTTTCTTTTTTAGCTGCTTTTTCAGCTATTCTTCTAGCCCCTTCCGCTTTGATCGTAGCTATAACCGCTCTCCCATCAGCCTTTAATGCCTGACTGTGTGCTTCTTTAGCTTTATCATTTACTGCTTTAATTGCTTCAGTCAGCTTAACCATCATCATTTCGTGGATAGCTTCACGTTCTAGCATTTTTTTATCGATTACGCGGCCAACTAAATCGTGTAGGGCGAGCCTTTCATCGATCAGATGCTGAACTTTCAAGTCTGCATCATCTACCATGCTATGAGCGATAGGAAGAGGCTCAGACTCTTTTACTGGAACAGATTCGTTTTTAGAGTCTTCCATCGGCTGAACAGAAGAATTAAGAAGATTCTCCATATCATACAATTCGAAAGCACTCATTATAACAAGACCAACACCTGGCAACGCTCTAAGCTTAAACTCCACTACTTTTTTATTATCTTCTTCTATTTCTCCGCTATATACATCTCGTTCGTGCTTCGTGACACGCATTAACGCGTTAGTGCCAACAAATAAAGCAACTTCTTTGGTATCTCCCACACGCATGGGAACAAGCTCTTTGATTAAAAGAGCAATAACAGTACGTGGCACGATCTGTAGGGCAGTTTTTAACTCCTCGTGATCGATGGTACTTCTAGTTCCAGGTTTCCAAAGTTCCACTTTGGCTAAGGATTCAAAAAAATCCTCGCCCAAAGTTTTCTTTAGAAACAAGTCAGCATTAGACATGAATCCCTCTTAGTAGCCGGGAACTTGTGCAGGTTGTTGATTCACAACTTCTGAATTGTCAGAAATTAAGAATACTAGCAATAGAGCACTATTTGAAATAACCCAAGTTTTTGTACCAGTCGCGATGTATGTCCAAACGCCAGGGGCACAAGGGACACCAACATGCCCATTAGCATCAGTTACCCCTGGTCCAAGTGCTGACGCAGGAGATGTAGCACTTTCACCTAGAGTTACAGCATGAACTGAAGTATCATTGTTAAAGACAGCCAACCCCATTCCTGGTTTAGGCAACGGTCTAGCAGTAGTCAAATTGGTGGTATATGCAGTCGTTCCACCACTGATATAGGGAAACGGTAAATTAAACCTTCCTACTTCGGAACTCTTACGAGAACCGGCTGCATCGTTATACGTGTTATTTTCAATAGCACCTATATCTAAATTAGCATACGCGGGCACTGTTCTTATTACTTTTGGCATATTATCCTCTTATTTTCCTTATACTTAAGATTCGTCTTCACCATTCTTTATATCATGGTTTCCGACGCTTTCGATTCCTGTCATGTCCACTGGCACTTGAAATTGATTTGGATCGATAGATTCGCGGGGGGCAGCATCCACTCGTTGTGGAACTTGAGGCACATTTTGATTAACTTTTCCGCCCCTATTCTGATTGTGGAATATATATTCTCGCATGATAACAGCATGATATGGCATTCTGGCTGGAGAACGAACGTTGCCCACCGTCACATTGGTTATGCGAATTTCATGAGGTATTCCCACCACATAATAAAAGGCTCTGTAGAGATAAACTATCGAATACACACGACCTTTTTTGGTCAACGGATCTATGCCAGGATTTTGTCCACCTGGCAGCCATCGTATGTTTCCATCGGCAGTGATTTCATAGTCAACATTTGGATTATATTGAATATTTCTACTATCGACTATAGCATCTTGCAGTTGCACTATAGGAAACATTGGAACGTTATCGATTCCTTCTTCGTAATCCATCAATTGACTGTTAGACACGTTTACATCCGCGTTGGGGTCCGCAATGTAAATTCTGTCACCAGGAGCCAAGTAAATCCTATTTCCATTGTCCACGACACCGTTGGCATTGTAAAAACGTGGCATTACCATTCGGGCTTCAGATGGATCTATGACTCCGGAAGGCCCTCTTTTCTCATCGCGTTCATTAGTGGTAATAGTGGCAGTGAAGCATCCTGCGAATCGATAAATCATTCCATTAGAAGTTATGGTATCAACGCCATCATTCCTACGCCAAGATCCCCTATCGTTTTTACCTATAGGACTAGGCATAGAACGATAATGCATCACATCCACCCCTAAGCTTGTGACGAACACATCTAGTCTGTTCAGGTCAAAGCTTTCCTGTATAAGCGGTGCGACTGGTACGATAGTACTTATTTGTAACCCAACGGGCGGTCTTGCGGACATTTATCTTGTACGACAGAATACGGAAATACTTTCCAATCTTTTGTCTAACTCCGAGCTAATGTTTACGAGAAGCTTGATTGCTTCGTTCAAATCTAAATCTTTCTTAAGCCTACTGATCTGCCTTTTGGCCTTGGCCCCTTTAATGTGGTTGTTGTGAGCGATATCTAAGCTTACATTGCAGCTGATGCCGGTCTTAGCCAGTCTTTCCATTTCATCTAAAAAAGTATCCATATCAGGGTCTTTTGGATCATAGTTAATGACGACTTTTTCTGAATTTTTCAGCTGTTCTTCGAGCGGTACCGAAGAATCGTATTTTAAGCTAGCACCACAATTTAGGATCTTAATACACATCTACTTTCTCAACTTGAGCCCCACCTTGCATTCCATAGCTTTCTCTACAGTGGCCCCCGCCAATGCTTTGGTGAATTCTTTTGGAATATTAAGACTGTCAATGGATAAGTTATCGTTATCGATGAATCCATTAACGCTAGCCACAGTAGTATTATACTTGGTTATCTGAAATTCTACGGCGTTCCCAGCCTGAATAGAAAAAATGTCGTGTCCGCTCTTTCGCAACTCTTCTCCGAGAAAGTGAGAGTGCTTAGCAACCAAAGGTTCAATTCCGTGCTCAGATTTGGTCATTGCAGGTTGAAACCCAGAAAATTGCTTTTCTAGATTATATTTGACGATGGCTGGATGACTGCCAGCCGCCAGAGCCTCTTCTGAATTCCTATTTCTTTTTTTACCAATAGCTATCCAGAAACCACCTTTTGTCCGTATCATTTTAACGGGATGATTATCCAACGTACCGGCTTCTTCCACTCTATCTATTTCATTGGGCGTTAATTGCATTTGTTTTTCCTCAAAAATTCATAGGCCTTTGTGATACCATGTTCCATAGCGTATTTTGCTACTTCTTCAGTTCCAAAGTGAAACTTCACTCGCTCTTCGTGCTTAGCCAGAAGTTCGCTTTTGTGCTGTGGATTGTCTTGTAGCCAATTCTTAAAATTTTCTGTCGGTAGCGATATCGCTACATTGTTTCTTAAATCAGTATAAAAAGCGGCCTCTTTCATTAACGAAACAAACTGTTCGCTTTTTTCGAACTCGTAAACTGTATTACCAGCACCGGCTTCTATCGTTAGCTCTTGAAACTCTATTTCCTCTGGTTTTAAGCCCTCTTTATTTATTTTCTCGTACAGTTCCTTATCTATGGTAATGTGCGGCATGAACTTTTTGTAAACTGTACCGCAATGCTTAAGGCTTTCATAAAAATCTTCGTATGCCTTATCAGATCCATCAATCAACAACATGTAATATTTCAATCCGTCTCTTTGGGACGTAAAAATAGTTGTTCTAAACTTTAACTTTTTAGGATCTGGCGTTTTTATGTCAAATTCTTTTACCTTTCTTTTCAGTTCCTCTATATCCATCTCTTTTTTGTCTTCGAATACTTTCAAAGACATATGCAAATGAATTCCTTCGGTTAACTCTTTCTGGCCTTTAATAGTGACATGCCACAAAATATCTCCGCCATTTTTAGCGGTTTCTTTGTACTCTTTATGAACGCCTTCGCCTACCATGACCTTATTTTACCACGCTTAGAAGTTACCCACTATAAATCGATTACTAAAAATGTTTCTTATTTGTGCTTCTAATCTTTTGCGTTTTCTTTCTAACTCTTCTATCCTGAGAGCGTATACTCTTGGTCCAGGCCCGGAAGAACTTTGTGAAATTCCATCTTGACTTTGTGCTTGACTTGTGAATAAGAAGCTTTGGGCAATTTCGCTGATTATATCAATAGCCGCAACAGTTCCAATAAGTTCGTTCACCACAGTCGGTATCTTTCCTTCTGTATTGGAAATACCAGAAGTGTACGTTATTTGCCAATAGGCTGGAACCCAATTGAGACCGTCCATAACGGTCAAAAAAGCAATACCAGCATTTCCCACCGCACCCTGCACGGTGTTGACGCCATAGGCGGCCAATAATGGAATAACATTGATTATTCTTTTAGTAAAATTGGTGGTTTCAATCCATTCTGGTGGTATTTGAAAAATGTCGTTTTTATCGGCACTTACAATGGCCAATTGTTCTATGCTACAGATGGGGCCTTGTTCGGCGGTCAAATGAATGTACGCTTTATAATCTTCTGATTTAAAGGGAAGTTTCTCTTGTCGTTGTTCCCTAGTTAAAGTAGTTTTGAGATCTAATTCCACCGCATTAGATGCTAAATAAATACGGTCTTTTAGGTCATCGTCCGAATAAGTAGCACCATTGGTTAGAAATAGCGGTATACCTTTCAAGAATCGACTTTTAAATTGTTCCGGTGTGAGTAATGGCTCAACACGCTGCATCAAACCCGAAGCTTTTAGGATATGAACCGGATACATGCCGGTTCCGTAGCGTTTACCTAGGACCGTCGAATTAGAATTATTATTGTTATTCCAGTTGCCGCCGTTATTCATTAGCAGCCTCCGACATTGCCTGGGAAGAGAACGTCAAGCACGTTCATTACACTGAATCGATACACGCTGTTCCCATCGGTGACCGCAAACTGTACATTTCCACCGGCTATAGCCTGGTTGGCTGGGATAGAGACTACCCAAATAGAGCTATCGTAGGGGCTAGCCTGCGTAGCATTGACTGTGATGACCTGGTTAGAGTCTATTGAGGGAAAGGTTACCTTAACACTGTATTGCTGTCCCTTGGTGCCTAATAGCCATCGTGTTCCAGCCGTAGCCCCCGTATTAATCCCTGTAGGCCCCACTCCGGTTACTCCAGTGAATGGGGTTCCGTAAAAAAGGCCAAATCCTACCGCATTATTGCTCGCAACTGCTTGACTTGTATCAATTAATTGGAAATACAGCGTAACTGGGTCACCCGAATTGATGGTCCATTGGTTAGCCCATGTAAACAGGTTAACGCCGCAAAAATTGATAATGGGTTTCGCAGATAATAAAGGCATTGTAATTGCTCCAAAAAGGGTATAATCTAGTATTAAGATTGCTTGGGAATATCAATAGGTTGGGTAACATATCGAAATGTATAGCCATTTACGTTTGACAAATGACCATCTAAATGTCTCTTAAGTAAGTACTTAGTAGTGTTAGTTTCTTTTGCGGCAGATTTTATTGAATAGAAAATCTTTTCGTCATTGCGTATTATTTTAATGCCACCTAATTTTGTTTTTATTTCGTTCGCTTTTTCTTGACCAAAAATTTCTTCGTATGACTTTCCAGATTGACTTTTGTTACGATTAATCAAGTCTTCTCTAGTCTTACCAAACATGCCGTTGTTCTTCCCAGGACGAGAAATTTTCAATTTTATTGTCTCAGCACGCTCTTCGCCATAAAGTTCACTTAAAGATTTTCCTTTTCGAGAACTGTTCCAGGC